ATACTGACATAAGCACAATTCCAATAGCTGCCCCAGTCTACGTACACCTCTCAGGCACGGCGACGAAGGTTCTTCGGGCGACTGCGACGGGAACATCGGCTGAACAACAAGCTGTGGGTTTAGTGCATTCGCTTGCTATGCCTGTGAGCGGCACTGGCGTTGTTATGGTGCAAGGGCACCTCGGTGCAGATTCTGCCATATGGAGCGCAGTCCTTGGCGTAGGTACCGGGCTAAGCGCCGGCCGTGAGTACTTTCTTGATCCAGTCGCAGGGCAGCTAACCAACGCTCCTCCGACGACGGGTGTTGTGCGCCGCATGGGTATCGGCCTGACTGGCACCATCATGTACGTCATTGGAAACTTTGCGAATGATCCAACATCCGCAATCGACGTACTTAGCGGCAAAGTCTCGGCGCTCTCCACGCTCGTCTTTACGTCAGTGTCCACGCTCTCTACGGGCGGCGTTCCGACGCATGGATTGCAGAGTGCGCTCAACGCGCTCAGCAATCGCATATCACTTGTCGGTGCGGGAAGCGTAACGAGCAACGAAGCCTCGGCGATTAGTGCCCAAGCAGCCAGCGCGTTGTCGAATGCGTTGTCGGTGCTTTCGGTTACAGATGCTGCGCTCTCCGCGCGCGTTGATAGCGTGGCGAACGCCGTCTCTGTGCTGAGCAATCAGGTTTCGGCGATCTCGCAGCGTCTCTCGCTTGTGTCTGTCATTAATGGCGTGTCAATCGAGGGGCTGCAAAGCGCGTTCGATGCGCTCAGCAATCGTATTTCGGCAGCGGTCGCTGGCGTGGCAAGCGTGACCTCTACGGAGTTGTCCAATTTTCTTTCGCAGCTCTCTGTGACCGACGCCGGGCTTAGCGCTCGTGTAGATAGCGTAGCGCAGGCAATCTCGGTTCTTTCGAATCAGGTTTCTGCCGTATCGACGAAGGTGAGTGCGATTTCTGCACTGCTCGTCTCAGTGTCAGTTGCCTCAGCCGACGGCGTAGGATCGATTGACGGCCTCCAAACGTGCTTTAACCGGCTATCGAATAAAATCAGTCTTCTGTCGCTCGGCAATGTTATCGTATTTGACGACATCAATGCACGGATTAGCGCGATCACGGTATTGCTCAGCACGGTTTCGGTACTTTCTGTTGGCGGCATAGAAACGCGCGGACTTCAAAGCGCTCTTAACGCGCTCTCGAATCGCATTTCGGCGGTGGACGACGCGTTGTCGCAGCGGATGAGATATGCGTTCGTCTCGACGCCGCTCACGCTATCCGCAGGAACACTGGAAGCCGTTGGCGCGCTCTGCCTTGGAGTTTCTGTTTCCACGCTGTACGAAATCGACGCGATGGTGATGTACAACACAACCAACGCTGCGATAAAGTTTGGCATAAATTTCGGCACAAGTGCGGAGTCGCGGGGGATTATCGAGACGCCTTTGGCGGGCATTATTAGCACAGGAGCGACGCAATCAACTGTCAACTTTGCCGTCGGGCGCTGGTCGCCGGGCACTCTTGTCACCACTGTCTTGTCGTTGTCGGCTGTGGCGAGCGGGGTTGCGTTCTACAGAGGAGTCATCAACACCAAGAGCACAACTTCGGCTGTACAGGTGCTAATCGGCACGAGCACGGGCGGCGGACAAGTTATTGCGGTAAAGGGGTCGTATATCCGCCTAAACAAAATCACAGGACCGTTCTAACTATGGACACACCAAAACAACTCACATTAGATCAGAAACTCAACGTAGCGTATTGCATCCCTTCGTGGCTCCGCGACGAGCAGGTGCGCCTTGCCACGGCGCGCGTGGCTGGCCGCATTCAGGAATGGTCTGGGCCGCTCCGCGACGAGCCCGTGGCTATCGCATGCTTCGGCCCCTCGCTCGCGGACACCTGGGAGGAGATACGCAAATTCAAGTACATCTTCTCGTGCTCGGGATCGCACAAGTTTCTAATCGACCGGGGGATCATCCCGACGCACCACCTCGAAGTCGATCCGCGCACGCACAAGATCGAGCTGCTTGGGCCGCCGCACAAAGACGTGGAGTACTTGATCGCCTCGGCGTGCCATCCCAAGTATTTCGACCACCTTGCGGGCTTCAACGTGAAGCTCTGGCACATCTTCTCGAACGAGGAGGAGGCGTTTCGCATTCTGCCGCCGGGCGAATGGGCGCTGACAGGCGGCTGCTCCGTTGGCTTGCGCTGCCTGACGCTCGCGCGCTTTCTAGGCTTCCGTGACATGCACATCTTCGGCATGGACGGCTCCGAGGGGGCGACGGGCAAGCACGCTGCCTACCATCCCAACCAAGCGAAGAAGCACGCGCTCGTGACGCACAACGGCGTCGAGTACCGCACCACGTCGGGCTTCCTTGAGGCGGCGAAACAGACAAAACACGAACTCGATTTGCTAAAGGATGTTACCGTGAAATTCTACGGCGAAGGTCTTGTGCAGGCGATGATGAAAGACTACGTGCGCACCGAGACGGGAAAAGAGACGATCCTCGCACTGGCTAAGCCGGTGCTAATCTCAGGGGAATATCGAAAGCTCAACGCGGCGCTGCACCATGACAATCTTGCCTACGGCGTGGGCGGCGGCAAACACGCGCCGACAGTCGAGAAGCTTTCAAAAGCGCTTACGACGCAATCCGTGCTGGACTACGGCTGCGGCAAAGGCTATCTCGCCAAGGCGCTGACGTTTCCGATTTGGGAGTATGATCCGGCGGTGCCGAACAAAGCCGAGTCGCCGCGGCCGGCGGACCTCGTTGTCTGTACCGACGTGCTGGAGCATATCGAGCCGGAGAATCTGTTGCCGGTGCTGGCAGACCTGCGACGCTGTACCCGCAAGATGGGCTACTTTATCATTCACACGGGACCCAGCGGTAAGTTGCTCAGTGATGGCCGCAACGCGCACTTGATTCAGCAAGATCGTGCGTGGTGGGAGACGCAGCTTGCTGAGTTTTTCACTGTGGCAAAGATTCTTCAGGCGGGGCCGCTCTTGCACTGCGTTGTGACGCCGAAGAAAGTGAAGCTGTCCTATGTCACGAAGGAGGTGGCGTAACATGGCAGAGCAATTTGAGCCGACAACGGCGGAGTCCGTTACAACGTACCGAGTGGTGAAGCTTGACCTAAGCCTCGCTGCAAGACAAATCATCATTGTGCTTGTTGATAACCGCGACAAGTTCACGAAGTATGTGTACGAGGGCGACACGGCGCAACTGCTAATGAATCAGCTAAACGTCGCAGATCTCTCAACGCAATCGCTGCACAAGCGCATACTCAACCGCCTTGCCGCCGACGGGAAGCTGCCTGCGGGCAGCGTGACAGGAGTGCCTGACTGATGTTGCATATCTATATGGGCCACGACGCCCGAGAGGACGTGGCCTATCGTGTGGCCGAAGCGTCGTTGCGCCGTCGGAGTAGTGCGCTGCTGAGTGTCGCGCCCCTTTCTCGGTGGACGCTCCCGCCGCAGTTCGCGCGGCCGACCGAGATGCGCGAGGGGCGTTTGTGGTGCCCCATTTCTGAGGCGCCCATGGCGACAGACTTTGCCATTGCGCGCTTCGCGGTCCCCTTCCTACGCCGAGAGGGGTGGGCGCTTTTCGTCGACTGCGATATCCTCTGTCTTGCCGACGTTGCAGAGCTGTTCGCGCTGGCGGACCCACGATACGCCGTGATGGTGGTGAAGCACGAGATGCCTGAGACGGCAGGCCGCAAGATGGACGATCAGGTGCAGACGAGCTACCCGCGGAAGAACTGGTCCTCGGTGGTGCTGTGGAACTGCGAGCACCCGGCGAACCGCCAGCTCCCGCTGCATGCGTTTCGATCGTGGCCGGGGCGGGATCTCCACGGCTTCCGGTGGTTGAGCGATGACGAGATCGGGGCGTTGCCGCCGGAATGGAACACGCTGGTCGATGTGGACCAGCACGCACAGCCGAAAATCTTGCACTACACGTTGGGCGGCCCGTGGTTTTCAGGGAGCACGTTCACCTACGCTGCGGAGTGGTTGGCAGAGAAGGAGTACATTGATGGCCTCGCGGTTTCAGGACGCCCTTGCCTTCGTGCTTAATTGGGAGGGGCGGACAGACGCTGAAGCGCCGGGCGACGTAGACACCTCCTGGGGCGTCACGCAGCTCGCCTACGACGAATGGCGCCGGGCGACGACGCTGCCGTTGCGCGATGTGGATCAGGGGACGCCCGCCGAGTTCGAGCAGGTGTATCGGCACGGGTACTGGGACCGCGGCGGGTGCGAGCAGATGCCTTGGCCGCTCGCGCTGCTGCACTTCGACACCGCGGTCAACTGCGGCGTCGGGATGGCGAACCGGATGCTGCAAGCGGCGCTCGGGCTCACCGTCATCGACGGGCTCATTGGCGGGCAAACGCTCAAGGCGCTGCGCGAGGCCGACCCGAACCAAATCTTTTGCCGCTACGTCACGCAGCGCTTGGTACACTACGCTGGCCTCGCGCGTCGCAGCACGAAAGCTGCGGGCTGGCTGCGTGGGTGGCTCCATCGTGTGGGCGACCTGTTGCGTCGGTCGTAGGCCCGCGGTACGCTTCCGGCGGGAGGGCTTTCCATGTCGTACTTCTTGACCATTCTCAAGTCGCTCGGTTCGGTGGTGGACAAGGTGTTCCCATTCGCCGTCGGTGCGCGCACCAAGGTGGCGGTCGTGGCATGCCCAGTGATCGGCTTCGCGGCGCCGTTCATCCCTGGCAAGTACAAGCCGATTGCCGACATCGTGTCGGGCATCTTGTGCGCGTCGGCTCCGTTGCTGGCGGCTGCGGGCTTGGTCCGCGATAAGTAGCCGATGGCCAACGTCAAGGTGACTCTCAACGTCGAAGTCGACGGTGAGCCCGTGCAGGGGTTTCCCATGGTGCGGCGCTTCGAGCCCGTGGACAAAGCCTCGTTCGACGCAACGCTGGCGAACAACGCGGCGTTCGTCGCCATCCCTGCTGCGGGTGAGATTGCTGCGACGCAGTTCTTGCTGTTCCGCCCTGTCGGGGCGCTCATGTCGATCAAGTTAGCCGGCGACGGCACGGGCGTCGCGCTGAATAAGGGTGGGTTCGTCCTGGTCGTGGACAGCAGCGGGTTCACGGGGACGACCGTGCAGAACACCAGCGGGGCGGGGGCAAAAGCACAAGGCATTCTGGCGGGGACGTAACCGTGCGCATTCTTGAGCGCCACCCCATCAACCTCCTGCCAAAGCTGGAGCGCACCCCGGAGCGGGACTCCCAGCTCGAAGCGTCGCTCTCGATGGAGATCGAGGACGCGCTGACGGCCCGCCGCGGCATCGACCGCGTGTTCAACGAGGCCCGGCGCCAGTACAACGCCATCCCGAAGTACGCCTCGCGCATGACGCCCGTGCCCAACGCCCCGAACATCGAGGTGCCGCTGGGCGCGATCCTCGCCGACGACATCTTCGCCCAAGCCACCGACACCCTGTTCACCGCGTCCCCGCTGCTGATCGTGCGCCCCGTGCAGCCCTACTGGGTGGAGCACGCGAAGATCGCGCAGGACTGGGTGAACTGGCTGGCGTCGAACGAACTCGATCTGCGCCACGCCGTCAACAACGCGCTGCTGGACGACGCGCAGCTGGGCACCGGGGTCTACTACATCCCCTTCGTCGAGGAGACGAAGAAGGACAAGGTGTACCGCGTTACCTACCGCTCGCCGCGCATGTTCTCGATCTCGCCGGAGGATCTGATCCTCCCGCCGGGCTCCCGCGGCGACGTGCAGCGAGATCGGTGGGTGGCGCTGCGCTTCTGGTACACCCGCGGTGAGCTGGAGGAGCGCGCCACCAAGCTGGGCTGGGATATCGAAGGGGCGCAGGCCGTGGCGCAGTTCGATCTCGTCCGCATGCAGCACGAGCAGAAGGCCCACCTCCGGGGCGCGCTGCAATGGCGCGAGGTCTACGAGATCGTTGAAGTCTACTGCTATTACGACTACGACGGCGACGGGTTGGACGAAGACCTCCTCGTGACGTGGGACCGCGCCTCCCGCAAGATTCTCAACGTCACCTTCAACCCGTACGATATCCGGCCGATCGAGGTGATGCAGTACCAACAGCGCGCCCACCTGCCCTACGGCATCGGCATCATGGAGATGGTGCAGCCGTTGCAGGAGGAAACCACCGAGATCCACATGTCGGTGCTGCTCAACATGTTCCTCGCCAACTGTCGGGCGTACGTGGCGAAGGAAACGGTGGTGCAGGACAACATAGTGGTCACGCCGGGGAAGATCATCCGCGTGGCAACCGACGACGTGCGCAACGCCTTCGCGGAGTTGAAGTTCAGCGATGTCTACCCGTCGGGGTTCATGGCGCAGCAGATGGCCACCGCGCTCGCCGAGCGTCGAGTCGGCACGGGCGGCGCCCAGGGTTTTCTGGGCAAGGGCGGTTCGAGGACACCGGGCGTTACCGCCCTGTCGTTGTTGCAGCAAGTGAACCGCCGCTTCGCGCCGGCCTTCGACGCCATGCGCGAGAAGACCGCCGCAGCCGTCCGTCAGGGGATGTACCGCTACCGCGAGCGCCTCTTGATGAAGGACCAGAAGGTCAGCGACCACATCGCCAACGTGGTGGGGCCGCAGAACGCGGTGCTCCTTGAGGAGCTGCTCACGACGGACGAATTCGAGCGCGCGGTGGCCGTGGAGTTCACGGCGGCCTCGGCCACGATCAACCGCGAGGCGGATCGCCAGAACTCCATCATGCTGGCGCAGCTGCTGGGCAACTACTACCAGCAGACGGTGCAGTTGGTCCTGGGCACGCTCAACCAGCCGATGCCGCCTGAGGTTCTGGCCGTGCTCACTGACGTGGCGAAGAAGGGCACCGAGCTGATGGATCGGACGATGCGAACGTTTGATCAGGTGCGCGACCCCAAGACCTTCCTGGTCGACATGGGAAAGTTGGAAGCGGGCGCGCAGGCTGGTGCAATGCAGGCTCAGCAACAGCAACAGATGATGCTGATGCAGCAGGTGGTTGGGGCGCTGTCTGGCGGGGAGGAAGGTGGCGAGGGTGGTGGCGAGGAGCCCGAGGAGGAGGGTGGTGGTGGTGGCGAAGAAGGGGGACCCGCGCCAGCAGCGCCCACAGCCTAGTTGCGTGCCGAGAGATCGAATGCTACCAAACTCTCAGGAGGATTCATGAAACGCCTTTTTGCCCCCCGGCCCGTTGAACCCGAACCGACCCCGACACCCACAGCCGCCCCGCCGATGACCCGCGACGACGTGCAGACGATGCTGTCGACCGCGTTGCAGGGCGTGAGCCAGCAACTCGCTGGTGTCGTGGGTGAGATGCGTGCCAGCGTCGAGCAGGCGCTGGCCCGGCCTCAGGCCCCCGTGGTGGTGCAGCAACAGGCGCAGCACCAGCAGGTGCCCAACGGCCTCTCCGATGACGAGATCGACCAGGCCATCATGACGGGAACGGGCGCCGCGGCCCGTATCCGCGCGCTGGTCGATCGTGCGGCGCAGGTTACGGCGGATCGCATCATCCGCGATCACGTGGCGCCGCTCCAAGAGTTCGGCGTCAACACGATCAGCGAGCTGAGCCGGCGCGTGCTGCCCAACGGGCGACCGCTGTTCTTGCGCTACCAAAAGGAGATCGACGCGAAGCTGGACCAGCTGGTGCCGGAACTCCGCGCCAATCCCAAGGCCGTCGAGATGGTCTACACAACGGTGCTCGGTGAGCATCACGACGAGCTGATGCGTGAGGCCGCAGAGCAGGCGGTGCGTACGGCGCAGGAAGCTGCGGCGGCGCCCACCGGCAGGCGGTCAGGATCTACGTCCCCTGGAACGGGGGCCGGTGCAGGTGGCGTGCGCGAGACGCCGGGCCTGCCGTCGGTGGAGGAGTTGGGCGGGTCCCTCGGCCTCGAAGCGTTGGCGCTCAAGGGTCGCGGGGGACAAGACGGCGACGAGCTGGCGCAGACGCTCGGGTACGAATCGTGGGATGCGTACATGAAGTCGTACCAAGCGCTGCTCAAGAGCGAAGGCCAAGTGTAGGGGCATTGCAGAGAAACAACGTTTCC